GTAGAAAACAGAAGATAATATTCTCTAATACTTATGATCGAATATTCATACAGATAGAAAGAATAGATGCTGATAAATATACTGGGACTGTATATAACTTTGAGTGCGATACTCATACATACATGTGCAGAACCATCGTCACACATAACTGTGACCCGTTAACTACAAATCTAGCGGTGCGACTAATAGTCGTAAGAATTGAGCAAAATCGGTGGAAGTCTCTAGTAGATAATACCGAGGTAAATAATTAGATTACGAAAGGCTAATTATCACCGTAACGCATAGGGATTGAATAAATATAATATCCCCACGAGTGCTCGACAATAATCAATATTGATGATATATGCTGAGCTATATGGCGACATATAGAAGTTGAGATAAAAAGCTCAACGATAACAAAACTGATGATCATGATAAGTCTGGCACCAATTCACTTGGTTCCACATTCATATATAAGAGGTTTCAAAACTTTGAGGAATACTATGATATAATCGTTGCCGAATATACTGGTAGACCCTCTACAGCAGAAGAATATTATGAAAACGTACGTAAATTGTTGGTATATTATAATGCACGACTACTATACGAAAATGAAAGGAAGGGTTTATTCCCTTATTTCACTAGTAAACACTGCGATTATCTTTTAGCAGATCAACCCGATATCATTAGTGATGTTGTTGGTAATAGTTCTGTACAAAGGCGTAAAGGGGTTCACATGGTACAGTCAATTAAGGACTGGGGTGAAGGACTTATAAAAGAGTGGTTGAATGAAGAGTATGCGCCTGGTAGAAAAAATTTAACTAAAATATTTTCAGAACCGTTATTGGAAGAGTTGATTCAATACAATGATAAGAAGAATGCGGATAGGGTAATGGCGTTGATGATGGTTATGATATACAAAGAACAACTACATAATTTACATGTAAAGAAAAAAGAAAAAATCGAAAAGAATAACCGTTTGTTTGACGTACCATTATTTAGTAAGCAATGGTTTGAAGGGGATACCCCTAAAGAATTAAACGATACAACAACCTACACATTTTAATAAATATGAATAAAGTTATATCATCATTTCCAATACAAAAACTTCCAGAATCAAAGAAGACGGAAGAGTGGCATAAGCAGTGCATTGACTATGTCATTGGGGCTGGAGATTTATCTCGTAATGGTAGCGATAGGGCTACTCTAGAAGAGATGCAATCTTATTATGACCTGTATAATGGAATATATAATCTAAAAGATTTAAAATATGTTACAGACCCATTTTTACAAGAAGATGGATTTCCTGCAACAGCAAAAGAATTTAATATAATCCGCGGTAAGATTGACCTATTATTAGGTGAAGAAACAAAACGCCCGTTTAACTATAATGTCGTTCGTACTAGTGATATAGCTACTAGTGAAATGCAAAATACGGCAAAGAATATGTTGCTAGAGTATGTCAAAGCAAGTATTATGGCAAAGATGGGTGAAGAAGAACAGGCTAGATTTCAAGAAGCATTGGCATCAGGTGAAGTTGTAGAGCCAGAAGAGGTGTCAAAGTACCTTAGCCGTGGCTATAAAGATATTGCTGAAATACAGGCGCAACATACATTAAAGTACTTGAGTAGGCAATTAAATTTGGATAATGAGTTCTTAAAAATATGGAAAGATGAATTACTTTCCGCAGAAGGCATTGCATACGTTGGTATAGTGAATGGTCAACCTGTAGTAGAGCGAGTTAATCCTAAATACTTTAACTATGAGTATTCTGAAGATATTGAATTCATACATGATGCTTCATCCTGTAGTAATGAGTTTTATATGTCTATCCCAGAGCTCTATGACAGATTTTATGATAAATTAACTGAACCACAGTTAAATGAACTGCTTGACATAATAGATGGCAGGACTACTTCTGGATATGGTCAAGATAAGCCTATTGGTGATTACAATCATATAAGTACACATATCAATAACACACCTTATACTAGTGGGGATACCATTAAGGTTGTTCATGCTTGTTGGAAATCATTTAAAAAGATTGGATTTGTAACAATGATGAATGATGCAGGTGTGCCTGAAGAATTTAAAGTAGATGAATCGTATAAAGTTACTGGTGATGAACTTAATGTAGAGTGGGATTGGATTGTAGAAGTTAGAGAAGGGTATAGAGCTGGTGATGACATGTACTTTGGTATGGGTCCATTAGAGTACCAATTTGTATCTTCTGATAATCTGAATTCACAAAGATTGCCTTATACGGGTGTAATCCATAGTAATACAAACAGTAAACCTAAGTCATTAGCTTCAGTAATGAAGCCGTTACAGCTAATGTATATCATTGTATGGTATAGACTCGAATTGGCTATGGCCCGTGATAAAGGTAAAGTGCTTACTATAGATATTACACAGATACCAAAATCTATGAATATTGACGTAGCGAAATGGGCACATTACCTTTCAGCATTAGGTGTTAACTTCGTCAATCCTTACGATGATGGTTGGGATATCCCAGGTCGCGATGGTGGCAAACCATCTCAGTTTAACCAGATATCTGCAGTAGACTTAAGTATGGCCGCAGTTATTGACCAGTACATTGGGCTTATGGTTAAGATTGAAAGCATGGTTAGTGAGATATCGGGGATTAGCCCACAAAGGCAAGGTGCAATCTCATCAAATGAATTGGTTGGTAATGTTGAAAGATCTGTAATTCAGTCTGCAAATATTACAGAACCACTATTCTGGAAGCACAACCTATTGAAAAGAGAGGTGCTAAAAATGCTATTAAATACTGCAAAAGCTGCATGGAAGGATGGCAATAAAACATGTTTGAACTATGTATTAGATGATGCTACTAGGGCATTCCTGCAATTAAGTGATGACTTCTTTTATGAAGACTTTGATATATTTATTGCAGATGGCACTAAGGATCAACGTGTATTAGAACAGTTACGTAACCTTATGCAACCAGCTATGCAGAATGGCGCAAGTATACTTGATGTAGCAGAGATCCTTACTCTAGATAATGTAAACATGATCAAGAATAAACTTGAAGATATAGAGAATAGGAGACTTGAACAGCAACAAGCAATGATGCAGCAAGAGCAACAGAATCAAGCACAGTTGCAGCAAATGCAAATTGATGCTAAAGAGTCTGAACTTATGCTTAAAGAAGCTGAACTTGATCTTGAGAAATATAAAATCGATCAGGATAACCTTACTAGGGTTACAGTTGCTGAACTACAAGCATATCGTGGTAGTGAAAATATGGATCAAGATATGAACGGTATACCAGATCCTATAGAGATTGGTAAGAATGCAATTGCTCAGTTAAAGGTTGATTCAGAATCAATGCTTAAACAACAAGAACTATTTGGCAAACAACGTGAAGCTGAAACTAAACGACAGTTAGAAGAACGTAAACTGAATGTTCAAAAGGAAGCTGAAAAGATTAAAGCTAGTATTGAACAGGAGAAATTAAAGTTGGAAGAACGTAAACTAAAAGCAGCTAAAGAATTGCAAGCAATGGCAGATAAAGCCGCGATGGAAAGAGAGAAGTTGAAAGCTAGGACGGCAATCAAGAATCGCGTAGTTGGCGAGCGTAAATCATCTAAAAATTAATATGGGAAATAATGAACAAAAAGAAGTACCTACAGTTTTTGAATTGTTAGTACAAAGTTTAAGAGGAGGTTCTGGTATGAAAAATAAATGTGGTGGTAAAAAAGGTGGTGGTAAACCAGGTAAAGGTGGTAAGTAATTATGACTTGGAGTGAGCTTACATTAAAAGAAAGATCTAAATTATATAGGCAGGCCAGGGCGATGAGCCCTGACCTTACCTATTTTGATATACGGGATGCTTTCGATATGCAAATACCAAAAGACCAAAACGTGCAAACATATAGTACAGGTGGTGTTGTTGAAGAACCGGTTGCTGCTACATTTGGGTTACCTGAAGTAAATATATATCCTCAGAATGAATTTGGTGATATTGCTAGAAGTCAAGGCGTGAATACTGCAAGAAATTGGCGTACAGTTAAAGAAGGTACAACTAAAGGGATTAATGATTTCTATAATGATCCTAGAACACAATTAGTAATGGCTGGTTTACCGTTACCTTCAATGGTAGACGGGGCTATTGACGCAATTCGCGCAATAAAACCTGCGGTAAAATCATTAAAAAAACCAATTAAGGCTACATATACTTCTCCAGAGTTCTCTGATGACGTTAAAGAATTATTTAGACGATTGACTTTACCAAAAACAAAAAATAAAGAGGTTCTAGATGTTGTTGATGATTTTTATAATAGAGTTGCAACGCCAGAAGGATTAAAAAGAGCGGAAGCTTTAAATCTAGATAAATCTAAATTATTAAATAAAGTAGGGGTATTTGATGATAGTTATAGCTATGGGTATCATAGGGGAGATAATATATACATGCATCCTGAAATAAGTGGAAACATTGCTAGGAATACGACAAGGCATGAGTTAGAACACCAAGTCCAAAGATTATCTGGAAGACGTACTACTAGTATTGATGATGATTTGAAACGTTTAGAATTATTAAGACCCTCTTCAAATATAGATTATGATGAATTGGCTAAAAAAAGTACTCAGTTTAAAGAACCTGTTGACATCGATTATTTGAAATATTCTTTCAATAACCGAAAACAGGACGCTACGGATTATTTTCTTACTGGCAGCGATGGTGCTGAAAGTGGTCCCATGTTGGCTGAGGTTCAGCAATATATGTTGGATAATAAATTTATTAATCACGCATATGATAATATCACGCCAGAAAAAGTAAAAGAAGCATTTATGAAAGGGTATTATGATAAAGAAACCCCAGTAAGAATATTTAAGATAATGAAAAGTACAGATAATAATTATAAATTAATATCTGATAATTTAAATAAAATGTTATCATTATTACCTTTATCTGCTGGATTAAATGAAGTAGTTACTGGAAAAAAATAATATAACACACAAACAAAATAAAATCTAATTAATAATTAATTATGGATAAAAGCAATAACACATTAGGTGGGTTTGAAACAATTCTGGATGGGATTATACCAAATGACCCTTCCAAAGCGCCTATTACAGGTGGATTTGATGGCGGCGAAGAAGAGCTAAGCGATGAAGAAATTGAAGCACTTAAAGGTAAACGCGCTCCATCGGTAAATGATATTAAAGGCACTAAGGGCGGTAAGAATAATTCAAAAGTAGTTGATGATGAAGAGGATGAGGAAAACGAACCTGCAGAAAAATCTACTGAAGAAAAGAATAGTAAAAAGAAGAAATCTGAGCAAATTGTAGACCAAGAGGAAGACGAGGATGATAACGATGATGATGATGATGATAACAATGATGCAGAAGATAGTGATGCAGTTGAAAGCTTATTTGATGCAATATCTGAAGAACTTGGGTGGGAATTTGACGAAGAAGATGATGCTGAAACCAAACCAAAGACTGTTACAGATCTAGTAAAATATTTCAAAGAAGTAATTGCTGAGAATTCTGTACCAACATATTCTAGTGAAGATGTTCAGAAGTTAGATGACTTTGTGCGCAATGGTGGAAAACTAGAAGAATATTTTAATATAGGTAATGGCATAGATTATGAAACCGTTGATATTACAGATGAAGCGGTTCAAAAGAAAGTAATAACCGCCCTATATAAAGAAAAGGGTTGGGATGACTCTAGAATAACTAAGAAGTTAGAGCGCTATGAAGATGCGGGAGTTCTTGAGGATGAAGCTGAGGAGGCTGTAGAACTATTGAAAAAAATAGAGTCTGAAAAGAAAGAAGCGCTATTAGAAAGCCAAAAAAAGAATGCAGAGCAAGCAAAAGAAAAGCAACAAAAGTTTTATACCGACGTTGTGAATGAAATAAAGAGCTTGTCCGATGTCCGCGGTATTAAAATATCTAAAGATGATCGTGCAAGACTTGCAGAATATATTTTCAAGTACGATTCAAATGGCGTTACACAATATCAAAAGGATTACGCTAAAAATGTCAAAAATCTTTTAGAATCTGCTTATTTCACTATGAAAGGTGATGCTCTGATTAGTGCTGCAAAAAGTGAAGGAAACTCTACTGCTATGCAAAGATTAAAAAATAGTCTTAAAACTACCGGATCAGGTAAAAGCAAAAAGCGTATACCAACGGGTTCTACCGATGGATCTATTTGGAGTAGTCTGGCACAACAACTAAAAAAAGAATAATATTTAAATAATTACTAGTATTTATGGATAACGGAATTTTAAACAATTTACAGTTATATAAAGGTAAATGGTTTTCTGATCTTGTAGATGAAAACATGTTATCAAATGCAATGTTAACAAAACCTCATGAGATTTCTACTATAGTGTCTTATGTATTTGGTACAAAAGATGACGGTTATAGCTCATCTATTGATATGCTTACTGGAGGTCTTGGTAACGTAATGACTATCGATCAACGTCAGTATGAATGGTCGGTTATCATTGACACCGATAGAGCGGTTACAATCCGTTCTGCAAAATGGCAAGGAACTGAAATCACTACAGCTAATGCTGATTCAATTATGGCAGGTATCGGTAACACTCCGATCTTGATCTCAGTTGAAGATAAGTTGTTTGGTCCAGGTGCTATTTTGGAACTTGATGACAAAGAATTTCAATTACGTGTATCAGGTGCACCTTATCAGGATGGTAACGAGTGGGTTTACACTTGTTTCTTGGCTGACGGTCAACCTACTTCATATATCCCAAGCGACCTACTATTAGCTGGAAAGCAACTGTCTCGTTTGAACTCAGCTTACGAAGAATATTCAGAAGAAGCTGATATCTTGAACTACAATACACCGTTCAAGATGAGAAATCACCTTACCACTATGCGTCTTTCTTACGATATTACGGGTACTGCATATTCTACAGTATTAGCTATCCAACTGAAAGATCCAAAAACAGGTAAGTCTTCTTATTTGTGGTCTGACTTCCAGGAATGGAAAGCCATGCGCGAATGGGTTAAGAGATGTGAAAGAGGTTTGGTATATAACAAATCTAGTGTAAAGGGTGATGGTACTACAGACTTGATGGGTACTAATGGTCGTCCAGTTTATATTGGTGCTGGTTTGCTTCAACAGATCGCTCCTTCTAATAGACGTTTCTACACTGAATTGACTACTGAACTTTTGGAAGATTTCTTATTTGACCTATCTTATAACATCCTTGGTTCTAACGAACGTAAGTTTGTTGCTTTGACTGGTGAAATGGGTATGCGTGAGTTCGATAAAGTATTGAAAGCTAAGGCTAATACTATGAACTTACAGGATACAGTATTTGTAACTGGTTCAGGTCAGAACTTGGTACTAGGTGGTCAGTTTGTTACTTACAAGATGACTAACGGTATCGAACTGTCATTGAAACACTTCCCATTATACGACGATACTACTCATAACCGTACGCTTCACCCAATCAGTGGTAAGCCTGCGGAATCTTACAGATTTACCTTCCTTGACATCTCTCGTAGAGATGGTGAAGCTAACATCGTTAAGGTTGTTCGCAAAGGTCGTGAATTCGTTCAGTGGTATACCGGTGGTGCAGTAGCTCCAGGCGCTGGTTATGGCAAATCAATCTCTACTTTGAGATCTAATGCAAAGGATGGTTACTCTGTTCACTTCTTAGGTGAAATGGGTATCATGGTACGTGACCCACGTGCTTGTGGTGAACTTATCCTTGACGTAGCTGCATAATTTAACAATATTAACAGTAGGGGGCTTTTGCCCCCTGCATTGTTAATAAAATAATTTAAAGGTAAAATCTATCATAAAAGATATGGAAGTAATACTTAGATTTAAATCGAAAGATCCTTGGGCTGGCATCACCAAGTACAAAAACTGCTTTGATTACATAGCTCCATACTGGACAAGATCTGGCAATAAATATACAGGTTTAACAGAAGATGAAGCAAAAAGGTTAGAAAAAGAAATTGGTTACCCAGAGGGGCATTTGTCACCATATAGTGATTTTTGGAATACATTTGCGATCAAGTTAACCACAAAAGAAATTATATTACATACAGAAAGACCATATGATGAGCTACAGTATCTGTTCCTAAAGGGGCATAAACGTGTTGCAAATGGTCTTAATAATGTTAAACCAAATAACGATTATATCCTAATCAACAAGGATTCAGAAGCAGAAGAGTCTAATAGACTTAATAAAGTTAAACGTCAAGCAATTATTGAATTTAACAAACTATCTGTTGAAGAAATGAGAAAGGCGTTGCGTCTTTATGGATATAAGTCTGATGCAATGAGTAATGAAGTTGTTGAAAGTAAATTGTTTGAACTAGTAGAAAAAGATCCTAATAAGTTCTTCTTGATATGGGTTAACAATAAAACTAAGAATACTCAATTCATTATTGAAGCAGCTATAGCTAAGAATGTTATGCGTAAATCACGCAATGTGTACTATTATGGTACAGACATAATTGGTAATAGTCTAGAAGATGCAATTGGATATTTGGATGATAAAAAGAATCAAGATTTGAGATTAGTCATCATACAAGAAACTGAAGCGAAATAATGAAAAATAAAGATATACTCACTGGCTTTGATATTGAACTAGATAAGAATGCTGTCAACATAGGTATAACCGGTTGCCCAGCTTTCCTAGCTAGCGAGAAAGAATATTGGCTAAATAAGGCATACAATCAATTGATTATGCGTAAATTTACAGGCAATAATTCTCTACAGGCTGGCTTTGAGGGTAATATCAAAAGAGTCTTTGATTTAGAAAAGCTTATAAAAACAGACTATTCTTTAGGGGATGGTGATGATTTATTGCCAGATGCTAATAAGACGTTACTGTTTAATAGTAATAGCAATACGATTACAATCAATGATTTTACAAAAAATAAAGAAAGATTACTATTCATATCTGCTGTACTAAAGTTTGGGAATCAATCCGCAACCGTTAGTATTATTAACCATAAAGACTCAGATAGATTTCTAAAGACTTACAATAACAACCCATGGATACCTACTCCAGTAGCTGTAGTAAGAGATAATAAGATTGTTATATTCATTGACACAGAGTCGATGACAGCCCCATATAGGGTTGATTTAACATATGTTAAGTATCCATCATTAATAAGTAGTGCTACACCAGAAACAGATATAACTGAAATACCAGAATATATGTGGAATGAAGTTATATCACTAGCGGTATTGTTAGCTTTAGATAATATAGAATCTCAAAGAATTAATACAAATTCCGAATTAAATAAACTTGCAGAATAATGACACATAGGCAATTACAAATAGAATTTGAAAGATGGATTAATGCGATAGATGCTACGACAACCGTATCTAACAAATTAAATTCTGATACTATTTTTGCTTATCTAAATATAGGCAAGGATAAATTTTGGAAAACAAGATACTCTGGTCTAAATATCAAAAGAGAAGGATTTGAACAATCTCAAAAACGTATCGATGATCTTCGCACACTTGTGGAAGTACAAGAGTATGATACAATTACAGATAATAGCATCGAGTTACCAGAAGACTATACGCTTACTCTAGGTGAGACCGCTAGTATATCTAGTAGCACGTCTTCTTGTTGGCCTAAATCTGGTGATACCCCTATTATCAAAACAACAGATGTCATAGAAGCAACTATAGAAAATATAGATGCTATTTTAGCTAATTCTTTATCTGAGCATAGACTTCATTTAAATAGAGCTAAACCAATAAGACTTTATCAAGGGAATACTATCAAATTTTATACAGATGGCAACTATTCAGTAGTTGGCTATAAGTTAACCTACCTAAGGGCCCCTGGTAATATAGGGGATACTGCAGTACTTAGTACCGAATATACAGACCTACCTGAACACACTCATTCTGAGATAGTTAGATTAGCTGTACAGTATTATATGTCAGTAAATGCCATACCCCAAGTAAAGGTATTCAGTGAAGAAGTGAATACAATGGAATAACTAAACGCAATCGTTTAATTAATTAATAAATAAAAATATATGTTACAATATACAAATACGGTACTTATTGGTACCAACTGTCCTGCTACTTATTCTAACGAAGCTGCTTTAGCAAAGGGCGACGTTGCTTTGTTCGACGAGAACAAGAAAATTTTAACTAGCGCAAACGCTGCTGAAGCAGCTAAATCAATTTATATTGGCGTTGCTGCTGATACGTATCAAGTTACAGACAATACTGGTGCATTAGTAACTAAACGCGAAATTAAATTTTCAGCACCTATTCAAAAAGGCTCTAAACCTACTATGGTTTATGCAGACTATGTAGCACCTACTGAAGATGTTATTGAAATTGCTTTCTCTGGTTCTACTATTGAAGTTGGCCATCGTTTTGTTTTGAGACTAGTTTATGGTGACCTTTATGAGGCTCCAGGACAGTTTACGCATACTTATGAAGTAATTGCAACTACTACTAGTACTGCTGATTTAGCTGCAGCTTTTATGGCTAAAATCAACAAGCACGTAAGTCGTAGAGTAGATGCTTCTATCTATGCAGGTGTTAAGGCTACCAAGGCAATTGGTGGTATCACTTTCGAAGCCGTTAATGCTGGTGTTGCTGGTAATTCAATCACAGTTCAATTCTTAGTTGCAGGTACTGCAGCTATCTCTGTTACTGGTAATGCAATCGTTATTACTCCTGCTACAGGTCAACTTACATTGGCTGCTATTCAAGCTCAGATTGCTGGCTCTGCCGCTGCTGCCGCTTTGATTAAAGCTACTGCTGGTACGGCTACAGGTGCTGCTGTTCCAGCTACTAACCTTGCAGGTGGTATTGATGCTGCTTTGAGTACATTGAAATTGACTGCTAAAGTTAAAGATGACAATGAAGGTAAAGAGTCGATTACTATGTATAGCCAAGTTAGTGTAGATGCATTTGTTTGGAAGACTATTCCTAATGGTCTATTGAGCAATGTTATGTATCCTGTTGCTGGTCTGTCTATCACTAAGACTCAAGGAACTCCTGGTAAGGGTAATGCTAAGATCGTTAGAGATCGTGAACAAGCTGCTCTTGGTTATAAGGGAATTACTTTCAGAACTCATTGGCCGGTTATCAAGCCAGAACTAAATGTAAACTTGAGCTCTACTTACGATACTATGGTTATTGAAAACTGGAACAACTATTTGAGCCCAGACAATCAGTATGTAAAGAGCACACCTATTGCAACAGAACTTTATGTTGTTGCTGATGAGTTGGTTGCTGGTTCTACAGATTCTTTGTTCAAAGATATGGTTGAAGCTTTTATTGCTAAAGCATAATAGTATACTTTAAAAACTAAGGAAGGGGGAAGGGTTGTACCCAACCCCCTTTTTTATTAATTATAAATAATATGGCAGACATTACATATGTAACAAATATATTAACTGGGACCGGTACAGTTGAAGAACGCCTTGATGCCCTAGAGGCTCAAGTAAATCTTAACACTTTAGCAATAGAGTCTATAGTTAATACGCTCCAATCATTAATAACTGGTACACAGTTTACACAGCTATCTAATACTGTGGACGACGTTCAAACATTAGTTACTACTTTAGAATCTACAGTAAACGATATTGTTACGAATGGTGTCGCAGCAAGATTATCTGAATTAAAAGACGTTGAGATTACTAATCTATTAGTTGACGACGTTATAACATACAATGGCACAAAGTTTGTTAACAGTCCTATGTCGGAGATATCTGGAGTAGGTAACTGGGACACAATTCTCAATAAGCCTTCTATATTTCCATCTGATTGGAATACCATGATTAACAAACCAGCATCAGCTACTACTACATGGGCTACTTTATCAGGTAAGCCTACATACTTTCCTACTGCTTGGGATGGTGGTTATATTGCAAATAAACCGTCAGTATTCCCTCCTGCTGCTCATGAACATGACGCAGTGTATGTAAAGAAGGTTGGTGATACTATGACAGGTCCTTTGGTTATTAATTATACTGCGGGTACAGCGTTAACTTCTAATGGGGTATCTGTGTTTAATGGTTCAGAATGTTCGTTTGTAGTAAACAATACGCACGTTAGTTCTACAAGATCAATACTTAGTCAAGAAGATATTGTTGCCTATCAATTAGGAACGGTAATACCTGGTGAGAGTATTGGTACGCCTGCGGTAAAGCTATCACAATTAGAAGATGTACGACTAAGCGACGTTATTACTACAGGTAAAGGTTTAGTATTTGATGGTACATATTGGAGAGATACGACTATTGCTGCTACAGGCGGTTCTGCTGATTCAGTTAATTGGGAGAATGTGTTATACAAACCAACTCATTTCCCAACTACATGGGACTTAATTTCAGGTACAGCACCGACTGTATTTGATTCAAGATATATATTAAAATCAGGGGATACTGTTTCTGGTTTAATTACATTTAATGCTGGTATAACAGTTAACAATGGTACTACAGTGTTTAAAGTATCTTCTGGTAGTTTAGTAGAAGTAACAGGTATGTTAAAGGCTACATCAGACGTAGTAGCATATAATGTATAAGTATGATAAAAAATAACGTATATACAGTTAACCCAGTAATGGCGAGGGCATTATCTAATAGGAGTACACAGATACCTGTCACTACTCCTGTTAGTAACATGTCTGTGACAGAAAAGGCTGTATTAAGTTCTGTGCAAGCAAACCTTGAACCAAATCAGTTAGCGTATTCTTTTGTTAATGTTGATGGTACATCTCTTGCAGCTGATACTAGTACAGCTACTTTGTCAATAACTTATGAGAATCCATTGAATGTTTCAATATCTGGTTCATCTTTGTTATTTAAGTTGATACAGGATGAAACGCAAATGTTTGTGTCTAAAGCACAGGTTGAAGAATGGACAGCTAAAGCAGATGGGGATCATAAACATTCTGGTAATGATATTATTTCTGGTACTATTCCACCGGAGGTATTAAATAATATTCCTATTAACAAGATAACAGGGTTAGAAAATGAATTAAGTTATCTTCGTAATGTTACATTAAATAGTTATACTAAATCTGAAATAGATGTTAAATTGCTAGATATTCAAACTAGTTTAGCATCTACGTTAGAGGATATGATTGGAGATTTAGACAATCCTATATGGAAGAATCCTGTAGGTACGTTTGCTGATCTAGCAACAGCATATCCTACTCCAGATCCAGGATGGGTTGCCACTACAATTGATACTAGTATAACATATTTATATACAGGTACTCAATGGATTCCTATTGCATCTACAGGTATACCTATGGCTTCACATACTGAAGCTGGTCTTATGTCAATAGATGACAAGGTTAGACTTGATGAACTTATTTCTGGTGGTGGTAGTGATGGAGCAGCAACAACCCTTGGTGGTTTTACACAGGACTATTTTTTAAATAGGTCTGCGAGTGCTCAAGAAAAGACTGGTGATTTAACTGTTGCTAACCTGTATTCTAAAGGTGCTGTAGTTGCACATATGACTGCAGACTATACAGGTATAACTGAACCAATTGCAGGTACTAGTATGCTTGGTTTTGTTAAAGTTGACGGTACTACTATTACTATAGACTTAGATGGAACGATACACGCTATAGGATCTGGTGCTGGTTCTTGGAATGAATTATCTGGAAAGCCAGCAGATTTGGTTGCAATAGCAGCATTGTCTGGAACAAGTGGTTTATTAAAGAAAACTGGCGTAGGAACATGGACGTTAGATACTAATACTTATTTGCAATCATCTGCCTTAAACAATTACTTATCACTTGGTGGAGGCATAATGACTGGTACAATCACTAAGACAGCTGATAATACTATTCCTGCTTTTTTATATAAATCACCAACTAATAGTGCATTAGGCGCGTTTACTATATATGATTCTACAAATAGCGAATCACTTGCTTTTGCAACATTATCCAATATATCAACATTTAAGTTTATATGTGGCACGGCTGGATATGTACCTCCGACTGTAACAATAAGTCAATTTTCACCAAGTTTTGAGATAACGAAAGATAGCGCAAAAGTGTTAGGGAATGTTGTATGGCATGCTGGAAATTTTAATCCTACTACATTTATAGCGGCTAGGGCAACATATGCAGATGCGGTTACGCTTACTCCGGATAATAGTACAAATGCAACTAACTACCCATTATTTGTTAATGCAGCAACAGGCAATTTGAGTCCTAGGACTGATACAGGTTTCACATACAACCCAAGTACAGGTATGCTTACTACCACTACGTTCTCTGGTAATCTATCTGGCAATGTCACAGGTGGTACTATATCCGGCACTACTGGATCATTCTCATCAACAGTATCATCTGCAAATCATACTATTAATGGTACAACTTATAGTATGTTGATGCTTACTAGAAATTCTGCAAATGGTGCTAATATATTATTTGGTAACACAAGTGGTAATCTAGGTAAACTAGGTTTTGATGTAAATGGTAATTTGATTATAGGTACTGGTTCTAGTACTGACGGTGTTTCTAATATGCTCAAAGTAGATACGAGTGGTAATACATTCGCTACTGGGGCAGTAGTAGCACATGCTACGGGTTCATGGACAAATACATTACCAATAGCAAGTACATCTATATTAGGTACAATTATTGCTGGGGCATCTTTACAAGTAACATCAGGAGGTCTATTGAATACCAAATTGATGCACTATACCACAACTACAGGGTATACTGAATTTCCTGTTAGGGATGTTACGGCAGAGATATCAATAGGAACTGGTTCGTTAACAGATAATCAATCAATATCTATAAGCTTACCGTTTTTACCTTCATCTACATCATACGGAGTTACTGGTAATATTCTATTGAATGATTCAACATGGGCAGGCACTGGGTTGTGTGTTACATTTTTAAAAGGTAGCTCTAACTGGACCGCATTTATTACAAATGTATCTGGCTCTACAGTAACAAGAGATAATATTAGAATATCAATATCAGCTAAAAAGACAGTATAATATGGCATTTAAAATGAGTGATATAGATCCAATGTATGTGAGGAATGGTTTAGACCATGACTCATGTGACGTTGGTACTTTATGTTTATCAAATAAAATAAATCCATGGAGTGAAAGGAAACCTATGAACTTTGGCTCAGCAAGTTATGCAGCACGTCAAACAGGTATAGCAAATATTTCAGGATTTAAAATCGTAAACAGATTATTGCAACACGATCCTCCAACAGCAGCATATGGATATTGGTTATCTGACTTTGAAGGTTATGACCATAATGCGCGTAGACCATCGAATGTAATTCAAAATGAATTTGTATTAGAGCAACAAGATGGTAACGGTTTAGGTACTGGATATGGCAAACCTGTTAATAATTTGGTAATAAGGGTTGATGTCCCAAATACGGCAGTTGTCCATAAATGGGCAACAGAAACCGCAATTATGGCAGATACACTAACTGTTACAGAATCAATAAGTGGTGTTGATGTAACATTGGCATCCGCATCATTAGCATCACTATCTGAAACTAATCATTATTTAAATGTACCTATAGTGGTAGATTTGTCATCTAATCTAGCAGGCTCTACCGTTAATAAGACGTATAAGATATGGTATGGTAATGCCGATGATTATAAGAAATTTCAGATACCTGGTGGTACTACAGTAACAATGGCAATTAAAATATTAAATGTTGGTGTTAATGTTACTGCTGGATATGATCCATTAGATTGGTTTCCACCAATGACAATAGATAGTAATCCTTTATATAATGGAGAGTATGTTGGTGGTAGTACAAAACGTTTTACATTACAATATTTAAATATTGAAGGTCAAACAAAATCTGTACCAACATTCCCAACTAATTATTACCGTTCATTCGAGAGTAAGATAGGTTGGTCATTAAAGTATAAGATTGTTAGAAATGACGGATCTGAGAAGGTATCGTTAACAGATGTCCCTGGTACAATGTATTACAATGCAGATGCAACAGGCACACCCGGTAGATATTACGTCAGATGGTCAGGTAGTCTTGTATGGGATACAACTAATGTAACAGGAGGAATAGAAACAGGTGATACAATTCAATTTAGAATGATACCAACAAATTATTATGCACCAAGTTAATTATTAAATTATGGCATTACCAACAACAAAAATAACAGTAAAACAGGTTAGAGATACCTTAGGTGAAACTACACTTAAAGTTACAGAATTGTGTACTTCTCCAAAGATTAATGAATGGAGTCCATATAAACCTATTAAGGCTACAATAGTACCTAGATCAGAAGCAACAAGAGATTACATATCTGGGTTTACTATAGTAAATAATTACCTTGAGTATGAACGTCCAGATGAAGTATTTGCTTTAGGTGATTTTAGAGGTTATAACCACTATGCTAGGAAACCGAGTGTTCAAAATTTATCCTTAGTGCTACTAGATAATGCAGCAAGTACTAATATATCAGCATCAATTAATATTACTAATCCAGATCAAGTATGTTTCGCTAAAGTATTAACAGAAAACATGCCAACATTAACTCCTAAAATTAGTATATATGAAGTAGTTAATGGTGTAGAAGGTGGTATGATAGCAAACGATCTAGATGTGACAAATGGTTCTGATGGGGTAACGAGAGCATCTTTTATAATCTCTCTTGGATCTATGCCTATTCCAGGTACAACTATAGTAAAGACATATAATATATGGTATGGGGATGCTGGTCAAACAAGACGTTTTAGGATTCATGGTGCAGATGTCTGCACTGTTACTATAAAAGTTATATCAGCATACCCTAAAGTACAACTTACTTTAGATACTTCAGATTTCTTAGCAATAGGTACTAGTTCTATTTCTAGTTATAACTATGATTATAATATGAATACAAAAACACTAGTAATTAATAACCTACAGTTAAGTGGTTTGACAAAAGGCCCGGCTGAATTTCAGTATACTGATGGGCATACTTATTCTGTTGACTATAGAGGGTTAGACTCAAATACAAACGTATTCTCTACTCAAGTACGATATTCGTATGGTCAATCAGGGTTATCATTTGATCAAATGAATAATTTTCCACGTGGTTTTACTACGTCAGTTGCATCATATGTACCAGGAGCTACATGGACATTAACAATAGGTACTCCTATTACGTTAACAAATATAAAGAGCGATGATATTGTGTCTATTAGAGTTAGACGAGATCCAACCGCTCCTATTAATCATTTATTAATATCGTAATATGAAAAGAATAGAAGTACTTAGTTTGAATACAATTTTGAATCCTATTAAAATAGATAATCTTAGTGACGATGCACTTTTAAAAGTAATCAAATTGAAATCTGCTTTAAACAAAGAAGTTGAACAGATTGAAAGTGATCGTAAATTATTCACGGATGAAACTAAACCATCTGAATTTACTGATGGTGTAGAGATGACAGATAAGATTAAGAATAAATGGGAATCAAAGTTTCAACCAATTTATGGTAAGTATTTAGTTGAGGAATCACCTTTAACTTTTGATAAATTAACAGACGCAGAGTTTGTAGAGTTAAAAAAAGGTTCTTCATTAACAGTAGAAACAGTTACATTACTATATAATATTTTAGTAAAATGATAGCCACTGTTTTAACAGGTAAAAGACCAGTCATCAAAGTATTCATTAATGGGCAGGAAACTGCGGCGTTAGTGGATACTGGTGCGTCTTTATCTATAGTAAGCGAGTCTGATATGGGCGCATTTAAGTTCAAGCGTGGTAGTAAAATGGCAGGTTCTGTCATAGGACTAGATGGTACTGAACAATCTATGTATCATACAGGTAAAGACTTTAACTTTGAAGTTGAAGGTATACCTGCGTATCAGTTTGTAATAGGCAACATAGATGCAATAAAATCAAGTATAAAAAAAGAAACAGGTATAGAAATATCAGCGATAATTGGTTATCCTACAATCAAACAACTTGAACTTATTATCAATCCAAGTACTAATGAAATATCAATAGGGTACAAAGATTAAGAAGCGCTATTACTTTCTAAAAATATATTTTATTTAAAAAGGACACCAACGAATATTCTACGTTGAAAAGTAAATAAGCAATAACATACAAATGGTAGTTAACGAAAATAATCCAAAAATATGGGCTAGTCTTATAGCCCCAAATCCAGATGATGTAACATACTGGGTAGACCTTACTGCGGATCCTCATGGTAATATTATAAAGTTTTACGATGAGAATGACGAGAAGTGGTATAACTTGACCAGTCCTACATCAGACTATGCCGTGTATCCTTATATTGGACCTAATGGTAATTGGTTCATTGAGAATAAAGATTCGGGTATATCTGCGTCTGGTGAAATACCTAACGCTACAATCAATGGGTATTTACTATCTACAAATCCTGTATTAAATAAATACGATATAGGTCTTGGTAATGTGGCTAATTTAGCTCCAGAAGATTATCCTATACCTGATGGTGTATATGACTTAGTAAATGGTAAGGTAGATGATACTAGAACTATTAACGGGTATCCTTTAACTTCAGACGTTACCTTAACAAAGACTGATTTAGGTCTTGGTTCTGTAGAGAATATTGCTCCAGCAGATATGCCAATATCTACGGCAGTTAATACTGCATTAAGTTCTAAAGTAAGCTCATCGCGTAATCTTGTTGCTGGTTATGGTTTAACTGGTGGGGGAGATCTCACGGTAGATCGTACATTTAATGTATCAAGTGCGAATGATGGTATTACTGTAAATCCAGATAACATTCAATTGAATGTAATCAATACACTAGACTCAACTAGTACTACTCAACCATTATCAGCTAACCAAGGTAAAGTATTAAATGAAGCAAAAGTACCTAATACTAGGACTGTTAATGGTTATCCATTATCAGCTAATGTTACTCTCACAAAGACCGATGTTGGTTTAGGTAATGTAGCAAATACAGCCCCAGCAGACTTACCAATATCTACTGCTACACAGAATGCTTTAAATTCTAAAGTAGGTACAAGCAGACAGGTTATTGCAGGTACAGGTCTTACTGGCGGTGGTGCGCTTACAGGCGATGTTACGTTAAATGTAGCATCTGGTAATGATGGTATTACAGCTAGCGCTGATGCAATCACACTTAACACGGTTAATAATTTAACTAGTACATCAGTAACACAACCGTTATCAGCAGCACAAGGTAAAGTTTTACAAGATGGTAAGATTAACAATAATGGCACAAATAGCAATATAGATGTACTACATTTTAATCCTACCACTTTAACAGCACTATCAAATATAGGTGATGTTAGGTATTCTGATGAATCAAAGACATTAGAAGTAAAAGTATCTGATACCGTATCAATTCAATTAGGTCAAGAAACCCAGGCTAGAGTAAAGAATGACGCTGGAGTATTGATATCTAATGGTCAGGTGGTATACGTTAACTCAGCTTCTGGTGCTAATCCATTGGCTAAGCTAGCAACTACAGCTGATCCAGATATTGCTCAGCGTACATTTGGTATGGCTACTGAGGATATTGCAATCAATGGTTTTGGTGCAATTACTACAGAAGGTCTGGTACGTGACGTAAATACTGCAGCATTTGCTGAAGGTGCTATGTTATGGTTATCTACTAACGGTACTATCACAACTACTGAACCAGTTGCACCAACCCCTAAGATTAGTATTGGTATGGTTCTACGTTCTAATAGCAGCAATGGTGTTATATATGTTAAGATACGCGCAATAGCTCGCAACAGTAAGTTATCAGATGTCTATGCCCCTACTCTAGCTAATGGCAATGTTCTTCGCTGGAATGGTACTACAAATAGATTTGAAGTATGGGATTCTATCACTACTTTAGCAAATAAGGTAGATGTAGTTGCTGGTAAAGGTTTATCAACAAATGACTATACTACTACAGAAAAGAATAAACTGGCTGGTATTGCTGCTGGTGCAGAGGTTAATGTAAACCCTGACTGGAATGCTACATCAGGAGATGCTCAGATTTTAAATAAACCAACAACACTTGCAGGATACGGTATAACAAATGCTTATACTAAAACTGAAACAGACTTAATGATGACAGCTGTGTATAAGTATAAAGGCGTTGTTGCTACATCTGCAAATCTACCTTCAACCGGCATGGTAGTTGGTGATGTGTGGAATGTAACAGATACTAATATAAATTATGCATGGGATGGTTCTGCATGGGATCCACTTGGAGGAGTTGTCGGTGCCGATGTTAGTCTAGCTACACCTACTACAGATGGATTGTTATCAGCTAGTGATTTTGTTAAGTTATCAGGGATTGCTGCAGGTGCTGAAGTAAACGTAAATCCAGATTGGAATGCCGTTAGTGGTGATGCACAGATACTTAATAAACCTACTACAATTTCTGGTTATGGTATAACTAATGCATATACAAAGACTGAGGTTGATACATCATTATCAGGCAAAGAGTCTACTATTACTGCAGGTACTGCAACTCAATATTGGCGTGGTGATAAATCATGGCAAACGTTAAATAAAGCTGCTGTAGGTTTATCACTAGTTGAGAATACAGCATTATCTACATGGGCAGGTTCTACTAATATATCTACAGTAGGTACTATAACAAACGGTACCTGGTCTGGTGCAACAATCGGTATATCTAAAGGTGGTACAAACTTAACGGCACTTGGTACATCTAATCAATTACTAAGGGTAAACTCTGGAGCTACAGCGTTAGAATACTTTACCCCCACATGGACATCTAATACAGGTACAGTCACATCTGTATCTATGACAGTACCAACAGGGCTTACAGTGACAGGTTCTCCTGTTACTACCGCGGGTACATTTGCTTTATCGTTTACTGCAGGTTATTCTATACCTACTACAGCTAAACAGACTAACTGGGATACTGCTTATGGTTGGGGTAACCACGCTGGTTTATATCAACCATTAGATGCAGACTTAACATCAATTGCAGGTCTTACTGGTACTAGTGGTTTCCTCAAAAAGACTGCAGCAAATACCTGGTCATTAGATACTTCTATGTATTTAACAGGTAATCAAACGATTACGTTATCTGGTGCAGTATCTGGTTCAGGTACTACTGCTATTACTACATCCTATGCTGGTACAGTACCTACTACAAAAGGTGGTACAGGTTTAACCACTATAGGCACTGCGGGGCAAGTTCTTAGAGTTAATACCGGTGCAACTGGATTAGAGTGGGGTACTATTACTAGTAGTGGAGTTGAGGTTACATCAGAAGATGTAACCAAGTGGAATACTGCTGCAACGATAGGATCCTATATGCTACCATTAGTAAATAGATCAAATACAATGGCTGGTGCTCCAGCTACAGCTATTTCAGGTATTGCAAATAGTGCTGAAATAATCTATGCAGAATTAAGTGCAAATGCAACGTTAGGTTATTTTGAGCATCCGGCACCTGGTCAAAATGTACATCTTATAATAAAGAATACCAGTGTTTCTGCTATTACAATTATTATACCTAATACAGGTAATTATACGTCTTTATCTGGGACAAGTTTAAGTATTTCTGCAGGTGGTTTTGGGGAAATAAACACACTTTGTTATGCTACATCTAAATATTTAATTAGAGCTTTATAATATGTTAAGAAGAAGAACAATGATGACTGCATCAGCGCCTGCCGGAGTTACTCTGGAATGGGGATCACTTAGCGGAAACGCATCTGGCACACTATATAATAAAATAAGAACTATTAATGTCACAAATCACACTACGGGGACACTTACAATAAATTTATCAATATCTGTAACTAGACCGTGGTCCTCTAAGGCAACTGCAACAATTACAAAATATGAAGGTGCGTCATATACAGTAATAGCAAATAATGTGACAGTGCCATACTCAACAACAAGTACAATAACTATTACTCCTGGACAATATGCTGCTCTACGTATATATGCTGTAGATTCAGATTTGTATGAGTCATCATGGGAAAATTTGGATTTTAGTGCTATTATAACAGGTGGCGTATTATCAGGACAAACCGTAACCGTTGGGTCAACATTTGAATGGTACTTGTCCTAAAATATAAAACAATTTAAAATAAAACATTATGAATTTATTATCACAACAAAATGGTCCAATGCCAATGCCATTATTATCAATTGGTACTGCAACAGATATTACTAATAATACATATACTGCTACATCTAATCATGTGGTACGTATTGCTGCTATTACAGAATGTCGTATATGGCATTATAATCCTACTTCAGATTATAAACAAGGTATAGGTCTATTACTTCCAATTGGTTCTGTAATTGAATTACCTGTATTTGAAGGTTGGGTTATTGAAGTAGTAGGTAGTGCTAACATTTGTAAATTTAATTAATTATGTTTGGACTAGGTTTAGGTTTAGGGTTACATCAAAATCGCTTTGGTGGCGTTGGGTATAGCAACTTATGGTATGGGGTTAAGATTAATACTGCTGCATCTACATACGATGCCGAACGTATTGGTTCGACAACACTTCATAAGATGTTACCATGGCACAATAAATGGCGCAGATGTATCCTTAAAGATGATGGTACTGTTAACTATTACCTTCATCAGAATAATAGTTTACTTAAAGAAGATGGTACTCCAGCAGTACTCGATGGCACTGATGGTCAATGGATGGTAGAAGTGCCAGAGCATTATGAAATGTTTTGGCAGGAAGGAGATTACTTATGTGCGGCAATATCTGAATATGCTGTACCTAGTTTTACTAGGATACCTAAGATATATATAAGTGCCGGTGAAGCTACAGTACATAGACCTACTAATAAACTATCATGTGTAATAAGTAATTCAACAGAATATCGTGGTGGTAATAACGTTACTACAGAAGACGCTACAGATAAGACGTTCCTAGGCAAACCTGCTACTGTAATTTCTAGGACTAACTTTAGAACATATGCACGTAATAGGGGTTCTGTTAACTGGAATTGCTATACTTATGATGCACATAGAATTCTGTTCTGGGCATATATTACTGAATACGCAAATACACACTGCCAATTACCGTTTAATCCGTCGCTTACCTCAGAAGGATACAAGCAAGGTGGGTTAGGTATTGGTGTTACAAATATAAGCAGCGCATTCTGGTCTAGTTGGAATGCTTATTATCCGTTTATAAATATAGGTATAACAACATCATTAGGTAACAATAGTGGGGTTGTACAATATAAAATGCCAGCAAGTTACCAAGTAGTTGCAGGTAATCCTAGTACGCCTATATCTGTAGAAGTGCCTTCATACCGTGGAATAGAGAACCCATTCGGGCATATATGGAAAAATGCAGATGGTATTAATGTTCTGATACAATCTGTAGCAGATGGGGGCTTAACAAAAGTATATGTATCAAATAATCCGAATAACTTTCAAGATACTGATGGAAATAATTATGAACTAATTGGAAATGCTAACAGGACGGAAGGTTATGTTAAATCATTGATTGTGGATAATAAGGGTACATTTATGCCAGCAACAGTTGGTGCAAGTGCTACAACTTATTATTGTGATTATTTTTATACTAGTATACCAGCATCAGGAACCTCTACCAGAACGTGTATCTTGGGTGGTGCTGCGTATTATGGTGCGTATGCGGGACTCGGTTTTGCGATTACGAATCATCCGCCTTCTATTACGAATGCGTATATTGGTTCGCGGTTATGCTATATCACAGAATTTAGATAATTCTGTAAATTAGTTTCTTCTTATATCAGGTTGTCCGCCGAAGTGTATCTTAGGTAGTAATGCGAATAATAGTGCGAATGCAGGACTCAGTTATGCGAATACGAATAATACACCTTCTAATACGAATACGAATATTAGTTCACAGTATGCTTTTTAAATTTCAATATATATCAGTGCGGAGACCTTACCTCTTGGTAAAAAATAAAATCGGTTTGTTTAATAGTGTTGGTAGGTTCGCCGAAGACTCTTTGTATAAAGCAAAAATTTAGTGAAAAGGATTGGAAATATTTATGATAAAATTTCAAGTTTAGAAAACTTAGAATTAGCTGATAATAAAGCGAGAAAAGGTAAATTAAAATCATATGGAGTACAGAAACATACAAAAATACAAGCAGAAAATCTTAAAAAATTACATGAAGTATTAGAAAAGTGTGAATATAAAACGTCTTCGTATGATATATTTAAAATATATGAACCAAAAGAAAGAGAAATATATAGATTACCTTATTATCCAGACAGAATTATTCATCACGCTTTAATGAATTATTTAGAATCAATATGGGTTTCAATATTTATAAAAGATACGTACGCATGTGTAAAGAATAGGGGAATACATTCCGCTGCAAAGAAATTAAAATCACAGTTACGCAATCATAAAAGTGAAACGAAGTATTGTTTGAAAATGGACATTAAGAAGTTTTATCCTAGTATCGATCAATCAATATTAAAAACAATTATAAGAAGAAAAATAAAAGATAAGAAAGTACTAATCATCTTAGATGAAATAATAGATTCTGTACCAAATGGGGTTCCTATTGGTAATTACTTATCTCAATTTTTTGCAAATTTATATCTTACATACTTTGATCATTGGTTAAAAGAAACACATCGCGTTAGATTTTATTTTCGTTACGCAGATGATATTGTTATTTTAAGTTCTGATAAAAAATACCTGCATAGTCTTAGAGTAATAATATCAAATTATATTACTATTAAACTTAATTTAAAACTTAAAAAGAATTGGCAGGTATTCCCTGTAGATAAAAGGGGAATAGATTTCTTAGGTTATGTTTTCTTTTCAACACATACTTTAATAAGAAAGTCAATAAAACGTAAGTTCTGTAAAGTTTATTTTAGACTACTTGCTAAAAATGCAAGTGACGAATATATTCAACGCCGTGTATGTGCTTGGTTAGGCTGGCTTAAACACTGCGATAGTAAAAATTTAATGACTACCATATTGAAAGTTTATATGAAATCTAACTCAGTATTTAACAAACCATCTACATTTGAGAATCGTGGTGATGGAACTTACTTTTATAATTATAATATTATAGAAAGTACAAAACAAGAAACAGAAGATTCTCAACTAATTCAGTCATTTGACTATGATCAAATCATAATCAATGGTGAACTAACTTATTCAAAAATCGTATCAGGAATCGTACGTAGTAACTATTCTAGTTCAAAGGAAATCGCTTTGATTAATAACTATAATAGATACTTATTAGATAATACTCTCAGTAAATATCATGATGAATATTCAGAATATTTAACATATGTCTCTAATGTAAAACAATTTGTTAAACAAGACTGTGCGGATAACGCTGTATTTATAGATGATTAATACCTTATAAATCAAAATAAACTCAATCGAATGAGCCTATTACCACCTAGTGTCTTCTTACTTAATAATATCGGATCTATGAACTACTTTCACGAATTAATAAACGAAGGCCCGATAAAATTCCTATTCTGCATTCTATCAGGTTTAATGACATTTTTTATGCCATTAGTACCTGTAATACTAATTACGTTTGGCGCAATCGTCTTCGATGCAATCCTTGGTTGTAAAGTGGCACGTAAATTAGGCAAATCAATAGAGACTAGGAAACTATGGAAGACTTTAGTTAAGTTCTTTTACTGCTTTGCAATCATTATATTTGCAGACTTAATTGATAGACATATATTAGTTTCATTTAATGCACACCTAGTAGAAATTTCTGCAGGTATAGTATCAGGTGTGGAACTATGGTCTGCTATAGAGAACTTAAATGAAATTGACCCAACAGGGCCATGGCGCATACTTAGTAAATTTATTAAGTCTAAAGGGGAACGGTACCTTGATATTACTATAGACAAGGAAGACCTCCCAAAAATTAAAAAATTAGTTAAAAAAATGAAATGAAACTATTAACTATATTAAAAACTTATTTCAGTTACGCAAAGACTTTCATTACGAAATATTTGTGGGTAGCGATTGCAGTACTAGTAGTGTCATTAGCTGGCACTACTAAGGTCCTGTATAATAAGACTAAGGCGCAGGATGCTGAGATTGCAATGTTGACAAATAACGTTAAACAATATGAATCACTTGCAGGTGGTTTAACTAAGGACAATAGGGTCTTAGAGCTCAAATTAGGCGATTTAAGCCACTCTAATGACTCATTGGTACAAATGCTTGATAGCACACGTAAAGTGCTTAAAATCAAAGATAAACAGCTTAAAATGGCTATGAGTATGTCTACAGTGATTAGGGACACAGCTATTGTTGAATTACCCGATACAGTTAACTGTAACTTCAATGAGACATTAAAGCCTAATGCATTAACAACATATAAAATATCTAGAGTAGGTAATAAGCTCGAACATATAGCTGAGATATTTAATGTGCAAGACCTATTTGTAATAACTAATAAGGAGTACCGTAGGCAATACAAGAACTTCTTTATACGGTTATTTCATTTGGATTTTAAAAAGGATGAGATTAATAGGTATAAGATAGTAAATACTAATCCATCTATTACTGTACTGGATACAAGGATAATTAATATCGTACAATAATGATACTTACATTAGTTAGGAACATACCGGAATCAACGAAGGATTATACCATAGGTGAACTGTATGTTCAAGAAGAAGATAAACTCACACAGACTTACAAGGTATGTGATACATTAGAAGATGCATTTAGATTGTTACCTAAGGCATGCCCTAATACACCTAAAGGAAGTAGTTGTGAGTGCAAAGAAAAAGTATACGGTAAGACATGTATACCAAATGGTACATATACAGTAGTATTAAGTTATTCAAATAGGTTTAAAAGAATACTACCAGAGTTATTAAATGTACCACATTTCTTAGGTATACGCATGCACGCAGGCAACTCGAGTAAAGACAGCTCCGGGTGTGTATTACTTGGGACAAAAAGTAAAGGTGATTGGGTTACAGCTAGTAGGGTTGCTTTTAATAAAGTATACAAGTTACTACAAGGTGCTGTAGCACGTAAGGAAGAAATAACAATAACAATTAGATAATATGGTATTAAATTCATTAAATGCTATTATAGATGATATACTGTTAGAGATACGTAATAGTGATATTGCCGAATCAGAGAGTATTAGTCGAATTCAGATAGAACAATGGATTCATCAATATAGGGCTTTATTTATAAAGCAAGACCTTGACAAAGGCCGCGTGATCAATCCAGGGTATGTTCAAATTATAACCCCATTCAATATGCAAGCTATTGGCACATATGCAGATAGACTTGAATATATAAGTGTTAATAACATACCAAAAACAATAGACTTACATTATAGATCTGGTTTATTATCAGTAAAGGATCAGAATGGCAGACTTATACAAGTAGGCACTGAATTTAAAGCCAGATTGCAATTGAATAGAAAGTTTACAGCTAACGACTACATTGCATATATTAAAGGTGATAAATTATATGCAATCAAATCATTGATGGAACAATGTACTGACGAAGTTGATCATACACTAGATACACTGCAATTTGTAGAATTAGCTGGTATATTTGAAGACCCTACCTCAGTAGGTAAAATAAATGGGGAATGTTACGATCCAGACAATACTGTTTACCCAGTACCTGCAAACATGATCCCAGTAATAAAAAACACAATCTTTACAAAAGAACTAGCTATTATGCTAGCAATGCCCACAGACACAAGCAACAACACTCAAGACAATACCCAGAACATAAAAAGTGAATAATGG